AGAAATCGAGTACTTCCGCACTGTATTTGGCGGTAAAGAGAGGACCGACGATAGCGGAAAGGTTATACACTCTCGCGCCGTGCAGAAAGCTATTGCGCTTGCTCGCGGTAAAGATATTTCTGCGAAGTCAACAAGCGATGCCAAACTGAAGAAAGACAGATTAGCAGCCCTTGAGCGACTGATGCAGGAAGCCGTCGATACTGGCAACACAACCATTGACCTATCAAACGTCGAGACGGCGATTGAAGAGCCGGTGAGCGACAAGGCGATTAATGCCGGGCACGACCTCAAATCGGCACGGGCTGATGACAATGCCATTACAGTTTGGGGCGCATTTCAGACTGTGACGAACATCGTGGACCATAACCCGATTAAAGATACCGGGCGAGATCGGCGGTTTGATGTGGCGCTGTATGGTGGACAGCGTGACAATAAGGCAAAGGCTCTTGACGCTGCACGCCAATTGATTGCCGCGTAAGTGCTTTTCAACTTCATCATGCTTGTATATAGATTAGTGGTGATCACCGTCGTTTTAGGTGTGCTACTAATCCTCTTTAACATCTAACAACAGAAGGGCGGGACGGGCTTTACGGCTC